CGTTGCCCAAAAGCTATTTCTTATGGCGGCGGTTATTTAAATGACTGGAGATTGGTGTTTCGTAATGTCGCTGACATTGAACCAGCAGAAGGCGAGTTGCTGCCTGTAGGGTTCTGGGAGATCACTGATGATTGTCTTGCAACGCTGGACAGGTATGAAGGCGTTGAAAGCGGTTTGTACAGCAGGGTATACATCAATGGAATGCTTACCTATCGCATGAACCATACAGGCATCAGTGTGCCGCCAAATAGTTATTTTAAGTCTATTCTTAATGGGTATCAGGATTTTGGTCTTGATGACAGCTATCTGCATGACGCAAGGCATATGGCTATGACAGAAGAATATAAAAACGCAAAATATGCAAATAATGGTTGACATCAGTTGCAATCATTGCTTAGGTAATAATGTCTTAACAAACAAAACGAGGTAACAATGGCTAAGAAACAACCGTGGGAATTAAAAAAAGAAGCTGAAGAAGCTACAAGGATTAAGAACGTAAAGGCTTTATCAAAGAAGCTTTCAGCTAAACAAATGGATGCGCTGTTAGAGGCAGTAAACATTTTGCGTGAGTTCGATTGTGATTACTGCGAGGGGTATGAATTGTTTGACGCTAGTATCCCGCGCCGCATGGTCGAGATTAAAGATCGTGTTCACAAAGAGTTCTTTATGACTGGTGGGCATGGTTGGCATAGTGCGAAGTGGTTAGAGGATGACGGTGATGTTTGAAGTAATTGATCCGGCTTTTCCAGATGCAGATCATGATGATCGTCTGGTAAGTCTAACCGCAGAAATGATGCGTGTTGCAAGTGAGATTAATGATGCAAAGTGGGAAGGCAAGGATGCCACTGCGCTAGAGTTGCATTGGTCTCGATTAAACAAAGCATATATGGATGGAGCGATTTATGAGCCACAGTTCTGAAAAATGGTATCGTCTGTGGTGGAGTGACGGTCAGGGAAGCCAGATGTTCAAAGAGAATGAAATCGGCAAAATGGCGTTGCGCTACGGTTTTGATCCTAACGATCTTATTTTCAATGGATGTGTTGAGTTCACAGACGGAGACGGTGATACCGTTGGCGGTGTGACTGATGGCTAGAAGCGGTAAACCTACAATCGCTAGGGATATCAAGGGGCATGAACGTATTGTCCGTTTGTTTGTTGAGCGCAGAGATGCGCTTAACAATCTTCCTGAGCAATATGTAGTCGCTAATGATCAGTATTATGCAAATTATAAAACGCATAAAAAAGAAGGCTCAAAGATCAACAAAAACGTCAATCAAGAATATATTCCAGTGGTTGGTGGATTGGTTGAGTCATCAAAAGTCGGGAGAGATGAGCCTGATGTATTTTACAAGATGCTTGTAAAAGATACAGACGAGCATAGTAGTGCTTTTCATGGTAATACGCACAATATCAGTTGCGAAATGCTGTTTGTCCGCACAGACAAGAAGCAGTTGTATAAGCGTGTTTTTATAGTGAACATGAAAGTACAGAGAGAATATTATGACCTTGTTCATAGCATTAAAAAAGACGAGCTAGAGGCTGACGCTAATACTAGGCTTTTTGTGATGGCAAGTCGGTCTAATATGTTGCACGATTTTGATCTTAAAAAAATCCATCAAAAGTCTTTGCGTGTGTCTAATAAAAAATATGATTATGAGCAGCGCAAAAAAATAGCTACGCCGCGTTGGGCAAATCACTTTGAAATCAACAAAATTTATTCGGATCGTATTCGTTTAAACAAGCGAGATGGGAAAAATACATGGCACGTTGACCATAAATTTCCATTGAAATATCGTGGAGAAGATGGTGCAGAGGGTTCGGGTTTGCATATTCACCAAAATTTACACGTTGTATTGCGTAATGTTAATCTAAAGAAATCAAACAGGAGGGTTGATTGATGTCTGAACAAAATAGAATGTATTGGGGATTAAGAGAGTTGCGTTTCCTGATGGACGAGGATGTTGCGCTTGATCGTATCAAGGAAAAGATAGATGCGCTGACTGATATCTCTTTAGGCTGCCAGTGCAGCGAAAGATATAACTACGTTGTTGACCAGCAGAAGCGAGTCGTGGAAGTAGATGGCAGTGAAATTGTTCGGCTTACTACAGCAGATGTAAAGTGCCACTGGGATGTAGATCTTCACATGAGGCCCGGAACCAGTGAAATTGTTCGTATTGAAGCAAGGAGGGTATAGTGGGAGTTCCATCAAGAGAAGACATCATTGCGGCGTTGCGTGTGCCAAAAGTTATGGATAGGCGCAGGGGCAATATTAGAAACGATGTCGTGACAGAGGCGCAGCAAGCAGTCAAGAACAGGCTAAAAACGTCTTGGGCTGCTAAACTAGAAGAACAGTTGCGTAAGAAGGCCAGTGTGAAGAGGACGAAGTGGGATGTATGAGTTTATTGTCGCCGCTTGTGTGGTCTTTAATGGAACAGGAGAAGCTGTAAATCCGTGTTTTGTGGGCGCGACACAAGGCCAATATAAAACATTTGAACAGTGCAAAAGAGATGCTGATCAAAAAAAATACGAAGTGTTTAAAGTTCTAAAACATAGGTATGATGATGCGTCTATCGTTGTTAGCGCACCATGTGGAAAATAGTGTGGTTAACTTAATTTAGGTTAACTTTTACTTACCTGTTACCTAGTTACCTATAGGTAAGTAAAACGTAGGTAAGTAGTAAGTTGTTGAATATAATAATGAAATCGGTTTACTTACCTGTCCATATTTCTTCTGTAAGCAAGTTAAGAGTTAGGGTCTAAGTCATTGAAAATGTTCCAACTTACCTACTTTCCTATAGTTACCTATATATATATAGGGATAGGTATAGGAAACCTATCCCCTATATGGAACCCAAAAGGGCGCGATGTATGAGTGAAAAAACTGTCAGCACCTGTACGATATGCAGCAAGATATATGATGTGAAAAATCTTATTGAGTTGAACGGAAACCCGATATGCTTTCCGTGTTCGCTGTATGTGCAGTGGGAAGATATAGATGAGGTTAAAAGATCTAATGATTATGATTATGCGTTAGAGCAACAGCATGAAGATAAAATAATATCATTGATGCTTGAGTTCGCGGGTATTCAAGAAACAGCGTCAGGAGTGATATACTACCCAGACGAAGATCACGATAACGTGTATCATTTGGTCGGAACAAATAGAGAGGATTAACTATGCCAAAGGTCGGAGAGGACTTGCCAAAAGAAATGCGCCTTGCTGGGTACAAGAGACTAAAGCCTATACAGCAGGAGTTCTTGAACAATTACTTGCACAAGGACATGACACAGACAGAGGCAGCTAGGCAGGCAGGGTACAAGAACGCATCGGTGTCGGCTGTACGGCTGCTTAAAAGCCCCGTGGTGGCAGAGCGTCTGCAAGAGATGAGGCTAGAGGCCAATGCGAAGTTTGGGGTAACGATAGACAAATCTGTTCGGGATTTAAAAAAGCTTAGGGATCAAGCGTGGGAGAACGGAAGATTTAGCGAAGCAATTCGGGCTGAAGAATTGCGTCTGAAGGCAGCAGGGCTACTTATCAACAAACAGCACGTTGTCAAGGAGGATATTACAGCACAAACGAAAGAACAAATTGCCGACAAACTGGCGGAGTTCAAGCGTTTGGCTGAGTCTCGTATGGTGAACGTAACGCCAGATGTAGACGTTATCGAACATGAGACACAAAATATAGTAGAAGATACAGAGGATACGGTAAAATAGTACCACACACCCCGTGCGGGGGGAGGGGTCGGTCTTCGGGGCCTGTTCGGGGCCTTATAGGCGTAGATTTGTTCGGGTTCGGGGCCTGAGTCGGGGTTTTCGGGGACTCGGGCTAGGGTTTCTGCGGGTTTGCGGGCGCTATTCTCCAACGGCGCTCGTGGCCTCCCCGGGTCGGGCCTTCGGGATCCGTATAATTGTTCGGGTTCGGGGTTGACTCCCGGGCCGAATCGGGGAATCATTGACTCCTCCCTTGGTCTGCCCCCGGTACACTCTCCTCCGTGCCGGGGGTTT